TACACCACCAACAGGTACGTTTATTAATGCAGATGTATTAGTACCTATAGAAACATCAGTTAAATCGTTCAATTCAGTAGCACCACCACCACCACCACTTGGTGTAGCAATCCAAGATAAAGTTCCAGTTGCGTTTGATTCAAGTATTTGATTAGCTACATTAGGTAAGGTATTTGGTAATTGTAATGTATAACTACTGCCCCCCGAATGATTAGGACCTTGTATACCTACATAATGTGATGATGCTTCGCAATATAATTTAAGTAAACCTTGATCTGTGTTATCACCTAATATGCTTAACCCATTAGAATTAAGCCTCATTCGGTTAGTTGTGCCTATATCAAATAGTAACTCACCTAATGTTTGACCATTAGTATATATTTTTCCTTTTGTTGTATTAGATTCTTGAAATATTAATTGTGGGTTATCAGTATCATTAATAACAATTATAGCATCTCCATCTCCTTTTACCTCTAATTTAGCACTTGGTGATGTAGTTCCTATTCCTATTCCATTAGCATCTGAATATGCAAGACTATCTACTAATGTGTTTGAATCCCATTTTGGTAAAAAATTATCTGCACCAGTTGATGTAAAAGAAATTTTAGCGTTGTTGTTAGTAATATCTGTAGCTTGTTGTGTGCTTATTCCAACTTTGGCATTGTTATTTGTTATATCGGTTGCTTGTTGCGTTGTAATACCTGTTTTAAGCGTGTTTGCTGCTATTTCATTTGCCTGTGTAGTAGTTATACCTACTTTAGCGTTATTCGTTGTTATATCACTTGCTTGTTGCGTTGTGATGCCTACCTTTGCATTATTGGTAGTAATATCTGATGCTTGTGCAGGTGTGATGCCTACTTTTAAAGTATTCGCTGCTATTTCGTTTGCTTGACTTGTAGTAATTCCAACTTTAGCGTTGTTATTAGTAATGTCCGTTGCTTGTTGAGATGTTATTCCTACTTTGGCTGTATTCGCTGTAACATTACTATTTGCACTTACTCTTGCTTCGGTATAGTATAAATTATTTGTACCCTCATTTATATTATCAGTATCTAAAGTTACTGCACCCGTTAAACCATTAACTGAATCAACTGCACCACCAGCAGAAACAGTAGTAAAAGTAAAACCACCACTACCATCAGTTGTTAATACTTGACCATTTGATCCATCAGAACCTACATCATCTAATTCAAGCAATCCTAAAGAAACTGCACCCGTTAAAGAATTTACGCTATCTACTGTATTAACTTGCGCACCAGCTTCAATACCATTTAACTTTGTACTTGAAGCACTATCAAAAGATATTTTAGCGTTGTTCGTAGTAATGTCATTAGCTTGGCTTGTAGTTATACCTACCTTTAATGTATTAGCAGCTATTTCGTTTGCTTGTGATGTAGTAATACCTACTTTTGCAGTATTTAAAGCAACTGCACTATTTGTTTCAACTCTTGCATCTGTAAAATATAAATTTGTACCCTCATTTATATCAGTAGTTGTAAGTACAACAACACCTGTTTTTCCGTTTACACTATCTACTGCACCACTTGGTAAACCAAGTACTGTTGCGTTTGTTAAATCTAAAGTTCCAGTAAAACTTGCAGTTGATGTACCTATACTGAAAGTAGATGCGTTGCCTAAACCATCTGTTAAGTTTTTTTCTACTGCACCTATTACACCATTATCAGATGTTTTTATTAAACCCTCGTAAGTTTCAGATATTTTAGTATTAAATAAAGTTGCCATACTATTTCTTGTTTTTTATTTTTATCCTTTTTAAAAAGGTTTTTAGTTTTTCTATGTTTGCTTTTTTTGGTTTATAAATCATAACACCCATCCATTAAAAGTTGCATCATTACTTGGGTATATATCATCATTTATATTACTTGTGTATTCGGGATATGTAGTTTGGTTAAAACTCATAAAGTCAATAAATCTTCTGCTATACCATTCAGCGTTTGTTCTTGCTTTTTCTACTAAAAAATCTATTTCGTTTTTATCTACAGATTGTGAATTTTCTGATGTATGCTTAAATACTCCACCATTCTTTATTTGATACGCTGCAAAAGGCATATAGTTAGATTGTGCATACCATATTAACATTGGTGCTATGTAATCATCTAAAACTGTTTTCCATCGTGCATTAGCTGGTAAATCAATATTAGGTATTGCAGCAGTTAAACCATCGTACATTTTAGTTCCTATTATTTGTTGCACATCTATTTCTTGTGCAATCTTAATAAACTGAATAAACTTATCAGTATCTACATTACCATCCATAATTGAATTACGGATCAAATCAGTTCTATTTATAAATAAAGTTGTAGCCATTATCTTCTTGTATTACTTGGTAAAAACCCCTCATTAGGCATATCAATCGGTCTTTTTGCAACTAATGGGTTATTTTTTTCTGGTTTAAATCCTTTTCTTTTTGCTTCTGCTACACTTATAGCTGGTGCAGTTGGACTTTTAACATCTATTCTTTTGCTATCTAATGTAAACATATAAGTTTTTCTTGTCCAATAATGGTGACAAGCACCACCACCTTTATATAAATTAGTTTTTCCCCCTTTATGCAACCATATGGAATAAGTATCAGCACCTCTTGGTCCCCAGCCTGGATTAACTGCCTTATATCCCATTTGCAATATATCCTCTTTTCTGTATAGTTTTTTAGATGCTACCATTTTTTTACAAAAATCTCTTGATACATCTTTACCACCATCAAAGGTATCTTTTAATGGTGCATATTGATAACGTACTTTAAATGCAACCTCACCTACTGCTTCATCTTGGCTTGACTTACTATTTGGTCTTGATGTTCCAGTTGATACAAATTCCCACATTTTTGCTAATGTGCTTTTATCTTTTTTTTTATTTAATTGATCTATTTGATAATCTAATGCTTCTTCATCATCATAATCAACTTTTCGTTCATCAATCAAAGTCCAATTTTCTAAATCTTCATCTTCACCAAATTCATCAATAAAATTATCTAATTCTGTTTTTTCTTTAGACATCTTAACACAATTAGGTACTTCCTTACCATCTTTTATTTTTGTACCATATTGTTCGTAACCATCCCAACAAGGTGCTTTTAATTCTTGGTGTGTTTCACAAGGCATATAATATGTAACACCCTCAACTTCGTGTTCGTGATAACCACCACAACCCATTTCTTCAGCTACCTTTATTGCTTCTTCTTTGGTTTCGTATGCTTCTTTTCCATCAATTTTTTTCAATGATAATTTTTCCATTTCAACACCAGTTTCTTCTTCTATAGTTTCATCATCTTGTACTGATTTATCTACATCTGTAAATTCTAATGGTTGTAGTGTTGTAAAGTATAGGTTTAAACTTATTTCATTGTAAGCTAATATTTGATCAAAACAATCAATTAAAAGTTCTTGAAATGGTCTTATAACTGTGTTATCCATTAAAAGAGATGCAGTTTTTATTTCATCTGCATTATTACCTAAACCACTTCCATCTTTTATACCTAATAACATAGGAGATACAATACGATGTGCAACCATTATTTTCTGTGTGCTTTCCTCACTTAAAAATTGGTATTGATTGTGTGCATCGCTTAACTGTACAGGTGTTATTTCTGCTTGACTTTCTTTGTTGTCATTAAAAGCCAATATAAACTTCCCAGCATTAGATGTACCACTAAACTTTTGTGCTATCTTCTTTTCTATTAATTGTCTTTCTTGTTGGTTAGGTGTTCCGTTGTTAAAGTTAATCAACATTGATGGTGCAAGACCATTCATAATATTGTTGAGGTGGTAATTAGATACTTCCTCCTCTAATTCTGCATATTGCAATCCACCTTGATAATCTACTGGACTGTAATAATAGAAACCACTTTTATATGGTTTTATGTAGTAAATTTCTATATCCTCTTTAGACATTCCATAAGCTGGTATTCTTAAAGGTACATCATTACGTTTTATATTTACCCAATCTTTAAAATAATAATAAGCAGGTATTTCCCCATCTGCATTGCATTTTTCAGCACGTAATGTTTCAATAGGCATATGTTCTAATTGAACAATCTTACTACGATCCTTTGAGTAAATTACTTGTATTGCAGCATTACCCATTAATTTAAGATCGTAACACACTTTTCTAACCACATCTTTTTTAAACAATGCAATCATTTGTGCGTACTCATTAGGTTTTCGGTTGCTATCAGTAGCATTCAATCCTTTTCCATATATAGCTTGACTAATACCATTAATAGCAGCGTTGTTAGTAGGACTTCCATTATATCTATCTATTAGGTATTGGAAATAATTGTTATCTGCACCATATTCAATCCAATCCTTACCATTAACTTCTTTAATTTCGGGACTTGTATATGTACTTAAATTAACAAAACCAAATTCTGAAACCTTTGATGCTTTTGTAAATTGCCCTTTACTATTTCTTTGTCTTTTCATATTACTATATAAGTATTATCATAACCATTGTAGGTTGTATATTGCCCTTTATTTAAGTTATAATAGTCATTATTATTTTGATCTATATCTTGGTCTGTGCAGAATATTCTATCTTTATAAATAACTCCATCATTTGTATCATCTACATTCCAAAGTGTAGTATCGTTTTGCCATAAATTAAAATTTGTATTCCAAAAACTATTTGCAGTTTCTAATGTTACATCGTAAAAATGATTTTCTACTAATATAGGGTTAAATATATTTGTAAATGTTAAATAATTACCTACTTGTGTTGCACCCGTAATTTGATATGTTTTTACTACGTTTGTACTATCATTACGTATAGACATAATAAAATCGGTTAAGTAATCTCGTGGTATTACAGATAACGTTTGTGCAGTTGCACTTGTGGTTAATATAATCATCGTATATATAACGTAAATAATTACTTAATTTGTAGAAATTTTATTGTAAAAAAAAAGCACCCTATAAAGGATGCTTAATTTATTAACTAAAATTAAAATTATGCAGTTGGATCAATTTGTGTTGCATCTGGTGTTACTGCTGCATCTAAAAAGTAAGGTGCAGTTTCTTCTAATCCCTCAAAGGTAAGTGTGAAACCACTTAAATCTCCTGCTGCTGCTCCCGTTACTACTGTACCACCTGTACATTCCATTCCATTTTCAAACCCACATAAGAAACTATTACCATAATAATCTTCAACTACAATATATGGTCTTGCTACTGCAAGTATTTGTAGTTCTGCTTGTGTTTTTGCATCTAAATATGTTAATGTTAAATTTAAAGTTTGTGTATAAAATGTAGTCCCATTTTCTCTACTACTTGTTACAGTAGTTTCTAAAGATGAATTACCTTTTACATCAAATTCAAACCAAGTTGGGCTACCAGTTATTGTAGCTACTTTTGTTGAACTATCTACTGTTACTGCAGTTATACCACCATAATCAGCAAAATATACTCTTTTTATGCCACCAAAGGCACTTTTACAAGGTATTTTTCTACCCGTTGTTAATAAACACGCCATTTCTTTATATTGTTTTAAAAAAAAAGGGTAAGTAGATAATAACCTACCTACCCTATTTTATTGATTAATTAATTTACTATGCGTATTCTACGATATCAGATCCAATTCCAAATTGTACTCCTGATGTAAAACGCATTACCATTCTTACGTTGTTAGAAGCATCTAAATCTGCCATATCCAATACTTTTACAACATTAGTATCATTTAACAATCCCGTTCCAAAGTATAAGTTGCTTCTTTGTGCTGCATACATTTTGTTTGCAGACATTCCAGGACATACAAAAATCTTAACTCCATTTACAGTTAAACTTCCATTATTCCACCATTGTGTTCCCATATTGTTCACACCATTTGCACCAAGTCCTGCTGCTGCAAAACCTCCTAATGCTTGTACATAGAATTTAGCTGCTGCTGAACCTATATATAGGAATAAATCTTCTTTTCCGTAAAGTGCTGCTGGAATAGCATCTACTACTTTAGATAATTCTGCAATTATATTTGTTGCATCTAATCCACCACCAACTGCTGCTACTTGCTGACCTGCTGGTATATCACCTGCTGCTGCTGCTGCTGCAATTAGTTTTTCAAACCCATCAAATGAATTGTTAGTACCTGCACCAGTATCACCTTGCCAAATACATAATTCTGTATTTTGTGCTACTTCTGCTGCTACGTGAGCAATCATAAAGTCTGCGAATTTAGGTGGTAAAGTTTGACCTAAACCATATCCCATTTGTTGTGCTTCCCAATCGTTCACAAAGTCATACTTACATAATTGTAGGTTAACTTGTAATTCATTAGGTTGTATAATTCTTTCAGTTAATGTTACAGTTGATGTAGGTGTAAAATCACAACTTGCTGCACTTACTACTGCACTTGTTGCTAATTTTTTGATCACTTCTTTATAAGCAATATTTGCTTTTACAGTTAATCCACCATCATCAATAGTTGATGCAGATAATAAAGCTGCTGCTATATACTCCCCCGCAAATTGTCCCGCATAGGTGGTCGTGATATTTACAGTAGTTGCAAGTTCGGTTTTTCTTAAATTTGCCATTTCTATTTTATTTATTTAATTTATTTAATACTCTATCTAATGTTGTGCTAAATTTACCTTTTGCAAACTCTACACGATTTTTTGTTTCAGAAACTCCCTCTGGATTGTGCTTGATTGGTTTTGCTGCTGCTAATTCCTCTTTTGGTGCTTCCTCAAATTTTTCGGTAATTGTTCTTGACTTCATTTTACCCTCAGATGACATTTCTTCTTCTTTAGCATCATCTTCTTTTTCCATCTTGTTTTCTTTGTCTGCTTTTAAATCAGCAATAGCATCTTCAAGGTTTTTTATTCTTTTTTCCATACCTTTCCAATCTGCAACATCAGCTTCTTCTGCTAAATCTTCTGTTTCATCTTTAGGTTCTTCTTCTGCTTCTTCTTTAGCTGGTACATCATCAGATACATCTCTTACATCTGCAATAATACCCTCTTCTTCTACGATCAATAGTTTACCATTTTCAAGGATATACTCTCCAACTGGCATAGCTACTTTTTCATCATCAGTAACGATAAATACTTCGTTACCTTTTTCTAATGCGTCTGTTGTAATAACAGTTCCATTTTCTAACTTCATTTCCTCAAGGTTTACCTCGATGTTTAGAAGCGTTTTTATGTCGTTTAACATTTTGGTTGCTTTCATAATACTTATATAACGATTTTTAATTAATTTTTTGCGTTTTCAGTCTGTTCTTGTTATTACACCAATGCCTTGCGCCCTCATAGAGCCATCACAACAGTCAATAGAATATGTATTGGTATCCCAACATAAACAAGCACGTGATGAACCTTTAGGTGATGTTCTACTTGGTATATATGTTTTGTTGTTTCTTTGCATTTAGTTTACAAATTGCATTTTTAATGCTTTTAATATTTCTCTGCTTGATTTGTCAATTTCTTTTAAAGTATTAGAAATATCTGATTTATAAATTTTATATTTACCATCTAAATCAACACCTAAATCTTTTGCTGCATTTTCAAGTTCTTGATACCTTGCATTTGCTTTTAAATATGATTTACCAGCAGCATCATATTTATCCAACATATCTTTTAATGCATTTTCTATTTTAAAAGAACCATTATATGCATTTGTAACTAATTTATTTGCATCATTGTATTGTTTTTCAAAATCTTGAGCAATACCCAACTCAACTTTTGCTAACTCTATATTCTCTTTTGTCATTTTACCCAACACCTTTGATAATCTACTTTTCATCTTTTAATATATTTATGATTTTATTTAATGTTTCTTTGCGTTAGAATAAATTAGATACTTTTTTTAATGCTTCACCTTTTTTAATAAAACCATCAGCTAAATCTTCAAGTTTTTTCATCTGTGGTGGTACTGGCACACCTATTTCTTTTGCTACTTTAACAAGTTCTGCATATTTATTTTTAAAACCATTACCAGCCCTTAACAAACCATTGTAACCATTAATTTCACTTGATAGTTTTTTTTCAATAGATAAACCTCTTTTTATTAAATCTTTTAATTCATCTGCAATAGTCAACTCAACTTTGCCTAATTCTGTTTTTTCTCCTTTAACTATTTTTTCTATTTTAAATAGTAATTCTTGTGCTATTTTTTCTTCTGACATATCTTCTTTAATTTTATCTTTAGGTGATTCCATTTTGTCTGCAAAGTAACCCTCAATAGAAAAACCTTTAACTTTATTTGTTTTAACATACTCTTGCCATATTTCATCATTATTAACTTTTACTGCACCCATCCAAGTTCCTACTGGTACATTCAATCCGTATTTTCTTGATTTGTCTTGTACCTCATCCTCTACCAACCAGCTTTCAACAAGTGTTAAACCATTTAAAGTTTCGCTATGTTCTAATGTACTATTGTTTTGATAGCCATTCTTTAAATACATTTGTGATGCTTTTTGTACTGTATCTTTTGAAAAGTAAATATAATAATCACCCTCTAATCCATTTCTGTAAATAGGTTTGTTAGGGATTAATAAAGCACCCATTAATATCTTCTTATCCTCATCTACTTTAGCTAATTTTATTTCTTGATCTTTTAAAGCAATAAAATCTGATTCAATAGCTGGACTTTCTACAATAGATATTGCTTCTACTCCAGTTTCCTCTTGTTCCTCATCTAATATTAGTTCTATTATTTTCATAATTATATAACGTATTTAATTAAAAATTTTGCGTTTATCCTATACTTGCACCCTCAATAATATTTCTATCTAATTCTTGTGCTGTAGATACATCACTTGAAACTACAAATGCTTTTACTGGTTGTTGTGTTTGTCCACCTATTGCATCTGCTAATTGATTTGTTTCACTTGCACCTACCACATTAAATGCAGGTGCGCCACCACCACCACCATTTGATGTTTCTATTCTTGGACTTGTTATATTTTGTTTACTTGCGCCTTTCATAGCTTTTAATGCTCCTTTAATAGCAGATACTATACCTACAGCTTGTGCAGCGTAACCTATAATTAAAGGTATATTTGCAGGAAATGGTGCTGCACTCGCAGTTTTTGCTGCACCACCTGCTACATCAACACCACTTTCAGCAGCCTTAACAGTAGCTTTAGTTGCAGATTGTTTTGCAGTAAATAATGTTCCTTTAATTTCCATTATCATTTCCTTTGCCATTAATAGTTGTTTAGCTATTAACATAGCTTGACCAAATTTAGTTTCTTCTCCACCTATTGTCATTAAATCATTTAAAACTTTATGTTGCATAGCAATTTTTTGTTCTGCTATTAATTTTTCTTCTTCTGCAATCTCTTTATCCCTTGTTAAATTTTGTTGCCTTGATTGTTCCATAAATTCATCAAGTGCTATCTGTGCATCTACCTTTGCTTGTGT